CAGTAGACGTACTCGTCGTTACACAACTCACCAATTAATAATACTTTCATACAAACAAATCACTAAAATCTTTCTTGGGTTTACCAAACGCTTGATTAAGACCTTTACCTACTTCTGTGTTATCCATTACAGGACCATCGTCTACTATATCATGCTGTGCTGTCTGCTCAACATCATACAGTCTCATCTTAGCTCGATCAACACCAATAACAAATCTCTTAAACAAAGTAGGGTCATTGTATCTATTCTTTAACTGCTTAACCATTAACTGACCAAGCTGTTCCATCTCATCACTGTTAATGATAGCAAACATAAAGTCAGCGGTGGCTGGTAGACCAAACGACTCTGACGTATCTTCTAATCCAAGGTCGCTGTTACTGAACCCTGAACGCGTCGTCTGGGTCGCTGAAACAATCGGTACGTTCTTTTCGACAGCTAGTCCACGCAGCTCCTCTGCTATTGCCTTAACGTACGTATAGGAGTTTATAGTGCCTCCTATCGCCTTTGTTCTACTGCTGCTACAGATATTTAGATAATCTATGTAGATGATATCAGGAATGAAGTTGCGTTTAATCTTTAGCTCATTTATTAGATGGCGAAAGTGTCCAGAGTGTGCTGATGCAGTTGGGTATTCCTTAATGATAAGTCGACCAGGAGTCCTTTGTCTAAGATCATCTATCTTCTTATCGTACATATCCTTTGGAAGGTTGACTAGCTCATCAACCTTGACGTTCAGCAAGTTTGCATCGATACGTTCTGCAATCTTCTCTTCTGCCATCTCCATTGTAATGTACAGTACGTTCTTACCTTCCATCATATTGCTAGCAGCAAAGTGACACATGGCAAGAGACTTACCTACACCAGTACCAGCAAGGATGATGTTTAGAGACTTACGAGGAAGACCGCCTTTAGTAATCCTGTTCATGTAGTCAAGATCAAAAGGTATTCTTTCTTCTTTGTGATGGTAGAAGTCAAATCGTTGCTGATAGTCTTCTATGAAGTCATGACCAATGTGGTTATCAAAAGACACAGCGAGTGCTTCCGATAGTACTTGTGGAATAGCTTGCTTTGTCTTGTTCTTATTCTTGCCATCGATGATATGGATTGATTCCATAATGGCATTGTACACAGCCTTCTCTTGACAGAACTCTTCGGTCTTATCAATAAGCCATTGCTCGTTTACATTGTCGTCTAGCTTTAGCTGCTCGACTTGTGATACGGTGTTGCTATAATCAGCTTCGCTTAGTGAGTCTGTATTCTCTAACTCGATGTACAACGCATCCTTAGATGGAGGTACATTGTACTTCTCCATGTACTCCTTGATCTTAGTTACGAGTAACCGATCGGTAATGGTTTGGAAGTATTCTTCTTTTAGGAAGGGAAGTACTTTACGAGCGTATTGCTCACTGTGGATTAGCTGACTAAGAATGTTCGTCTCTATCGTCATCAAAAACCTTGTCCTCAATCATTTGCACTAGGATGTCGCCTAGAGTATTCTCAAAATGTTTACCACTTGCTTCGCCCTTGAGGATGTTGTATGTGTAGGAAAGGACACCTTCTTCAGATATCTTAACTACATCGTAGGTATATACTACGTTCTCGTATTCACCTTCCACAATCATTATAGGACATACACTTTTATCATCCTTTGCTTCAAGGATGGCATACTTTGGTGTCATACTGCTAGTTCGTCTTCTTCGATCTCGTAGTCATCAGTAGAGCCATAAGTAAACTCCATCCGTGCAGCTTCATCGATACGAGCAAGTAGGTCTTCTGTAAAATACTTAGTAGGCTCCTTCAAGATTGCCTTAGCGTACACCTTTGCACCATCAGGCATCTCAAACCTATTCGCTACCTTCTTAACAATCTCATACTTCTCAGCAAGCTCAAGAAGACCATAGTACCTATCAAGACCCTTGTCATATGTAAGTAGTACTTCGATCTGCTTGTTCTCTTTAGTTAGTCGAGATTTAGCCATACGTACCTTAATTATGTTACCGATAACATCCTTGCCATCCTTTTCCTTCTTTTTAGTTAGAAAGCATATCTGGGATGCAGTGTACTTGAGACCGCTACCACCAGCCATCTCTTTGGTTGGGATGTAAGATCCTACAACTTCGTAGACATGGTTAGTAACTAGCATTGGTACGTTAGCTTTTGCTAGCTTTAGGTTTAGTACTCGGAACGTAGCCTTGAGAGTAGCAGCCTTAGTCATGTCACGGGTCTCGCTACCAGATGCAGTGTCCTCAACCTCTTTAGTAGTAGACAGCTGACCGAGCGAGTCTAGCACCATCATCATAGGTGGCTTTTCACCAGATGTGTTGTTGTAGTTGTCTAGGATCTGAAGCGCTGTATGACGGAACCGTTGAATAGTATCTGGCTCGCTGATGATTACTCGGTTGGTATCAATACCTCTCTGCTTCATCATCTCCTTAGTTACAGCAGCCTCGGTGTCAAAGTAGAACACTGCACCGTCGTCATGGTCATCGAGAAACTTCTTGACTACACCCATTACAAAGAAGGTCTTACCTGTAGCAGACTCACCAGCAAACGCTGTAATCTTGTTATTGGGAACACCACCAAAGATACTTCCACTTAGAGCAGCGTTTAGGATGTAGCTACCAGTATCAATGTTGCCACTGTACTCAGCACTAGCTAATCCGTCTTCAGCAATGGTTGTGTTTTCATCATTAAGTTGTTTTACAATATCACGAAAGAAGTCACTCATTGGATTCCTCATCATTCAGTTTATCAATAATCTTTTTCTTTAAGCGCTGCAGTGAACGCTTCTCTTGTTTGTTTTCTAAAGTGTTACGGTGAGTATACAGGTCTACTAACTTTTGATCAACGCTCCTAAGCATACTTTTTAGCGTATCTTTTGAAGTAGTTGTATTTAATACTTCCCACTCAGTAACCTCATAGTCATCTAATTGTTCGTCTTCAACCTGAACTGTTTCTGTCAACCAGTCATCGTTTATCTCACCAACAACAACAGCTTCAGTCTCTCTTAATGGCTTGGGAGACTTGGGCTGAGTAAGGGTTATGTTAGCTGCGATGAGCAAAAGAACAGCGAGTGGATCGAATACAAAGACAATAAGCAAAATAACCCAACGTACGGCTTCATCAAAAAAGTCACGAGCTTGATCTCCATAGATTAGTTCAGCAATATATTTTAAAGGACCAACTTCGACCTCGATTGCCAGCTTTTCTTGTTGAAGCGGCGTGAGGGTCGTTTGAAGTTCTTCAATTCGAATGTACGCAGCATCGATAGTCTCGTTGAGTGCTTGCCTCTCTTCTGCCTGACCTTGGCGAGTTGCAATCGAACCCGAAGGACCTCTAATTCGGTCATAATCGATGAGCGTTTGAACCTGCGCGTCCAGTTGCGAGAGAACAGTTTCTGAGTCTGCAACGATTGATTGCTGGCGTGCAATCTGTCGCTCCAGGTTTTCAATTTGAAGTTCATTTGTGCCACCTACTGATATAGATTGTTCCAAATGTGCCTTTGACAAAAAGCCAAAGATACCCATAGAGGTGATAAACATTAACACAACTACCGCTGATGTAAGATATGATTTTAGCAAGAATGGTACTTGCTTCCAGTTACGGTACAACCAAGAAGCTGTAACTAGCTTACCTGCTTCCAACACACCACCCATAATAATGATAGCGGTGGTCGCTCCAGAAAAGATAGCAATTAGTCCTGCTATACTATACCACGCTGCTACACCAGATATAGCAAGCGCCATAACAAGAGTAAGGAGACCCATTACTGGCCTTTGTAGATCCCATCTAACATATCCTGGAACTGCTCAATCTTTTCTAATCGATTGGGCCACCAGATGTATTCTTTATCAGCACTTTGACGGAGATTGTTGAGGAGTGGTTGTACAGCGTCATACAGTTTTGTAAGGCGCGCCTGTATTTCCTCCGCAGTTGCAGAAGTAGTTTGTACTTGTTCGTGAGCTGCTTGTACTGCTTCAAGCTCTTGCTCATCGACAATAGAGAAACCAAAGTCGAAAGCGTTGTAGATGTTATCGCTCATTAGAAGAATGCCTCCAGAGTGGCTCTAGGTTCTACCTCCCAACCAACAGCATCCAGAATACTCTTGACGGGTTCAACAAAAGCCTTATCAAACTGGGTATCGTAATCCACATGCTCGCGTACACCAAACTCTTCAGGCAAGATTTGAGGAAATGCAATGACATTACTCTGTACCTTGTTGGGTTGTTTCAGGTAGCAGAACTTAATCTTCTCACCTGAGTATATCTTCTCATATTTATTGTTGAGCTGATGTTGATCCACGTAGAAATTGTATGTTAGTGCTGCGCGTACTTGTATCGGTGTACCCTTCTTAAACAGCGTTACACTGTCCTTATAGAAGGGTAAACGGTTAACAGAGCGTGGAAATGCAATATCCTCTATAGGCATTTTTGCAAACTTTTCGCGTAGCTCTCTTATATGATTTTGTACTTGAGGTTCGTTTTGTTCGAGGATAACCCTGAGAGTATCCTTAAACATCTGACGACACACTGCTGGAGTAGAGGACCTAACAGCCTCAATACCCATCATCTTTAGCTTAGGCTCTTTGTACTGGACACCTTCACTGTTATGTACGTTTAGCACGTAATGCTTCTTACCAGTCCACACGCCTTTCGATGCAATAACCTCTCGAGCCATTACCATCTTCTGTTCGTAAGCGTTAAGATAATCTCTCAGCTTACTGTAAGCAAGATCAAGCATTGGCTCAATCTTTTCTGTAGCAACCTTATCAAGAAACTTAACAGGATCTTTAGGTTTGGCTTTCTCAACAAGACCACCCATGTTAATGTAAAGCGAGTCGGTATCGATAGCAATCACATAGTCCTTGTTATCCGTACCAAGCACCTTATTCATATATTGGTTGAGATGTTTCTCAGCCCAGCGGATAGTCAGCTGGCCACTAATAGTAATACCCTCAGCAATGCGAATGTCATAGTATCTGAAGTACTCGTTAGACATCGCACCATAAAGGCTATTCATTAGAATCTTAATAGCCATCTGCTTGTTATCGAGAGTTGTTACTTCTCTCTCAAGCTCGTACGATGATCCCTCGTCCTGTATTCTCTGCTCGACATCGAGCATCTGCTTCTTGTATCCTTTACGTTCGTTGTAAAGGTTATCAACAAGCTGAGGAAATAGTCCTCTCTCCGTCACCTTAAAGAACTGGCCAGTGCCAGCCATACAATGCTCGGGTGCAATGTCTAGTTTGTTCTGATCAAGTAGATACTCTACAGACGATTCGTAGCTACCGTTCGTGTTGTCACGCTTCAATAGATCAAACGAATGCACCTTGTCGACAATAGTCTCAGGTGACATATTGTATTGCATGATGATATGAGGATATAGACTGTTTAAGTCAAAAGACATTACCCAGTCGTGCATACCGACTTGAGGATCCTTAACATGAGCACCTTCGATCTTACGCTCCTTGGTGTTATCACGTTTAGGTGGGCAGATGATTCCCCGATCACGTAGCTCGTTAAAGATTAGAGCATCCCATACTCCTACAGAACCAAATGCATCAGCGTAGTTTACCTTGCCTTTGTATGCAATAGTCATACACAGTGTAGCGAGACCCATCTTATGTTCAAGACGGTCTACAATCTCAACGTCCTTGATATTATAATCGATAAACTTTTGGAAGTCATTAATGTACAGAGCATTGAGTGATCCATATTCACTGTAGTCGATCTTACTATCACCAAGCACTACGTGTGCGATATGATCTAGCTTGTATGATTCTTGAGTACCGTAGCTGTATGCAAACTTCTTAAACAGATCGAGGTAGTCAAGCTGCTCGAGACCGTTTATCTCAAATACCTCAACTTCATTCTGTCCAAGCTGTAATGTACGTTGTCTGATTGGATTACGCATGTCATGTATCCAAGGTGACAACTTGTTAGCATGACCATCACCAAGCACCTTGTTGATACGGTTAACAAGATATACCGTATCGAACATCCTACTGTTCCATCCAGTAACTACATCTGGGTAGTTAGATGCCCATTGATCCATGAACTTTTGAAGTAGATCCTTTTCGTTAGCACACTTCGTATACTGAACCGTCAAATGGTTTACAATAGAGCTATCGTGATTCCAATCACCCATACCCCAAACATAGTATACGTTATCGATGTTGTTCTTAATGGTAATTGCAGTAACAGGATGGTTAGCTTCTTCTGGTCTAGGGAATCCTTGATCAGACTGAACCTCGATATCAATTGACGTTACGTTAATGACATCTCTATCGAATTCGATTACGTTTTGGAACGCATCGCTAATGAACTGCTGGATGAAGTTGGTGTTACCATGTATCTCAAAGTTATCAACATCGCGATGACGTTTGAGAAAGTCACTGGCATCATGAATAGACTCAAAGTCCATCTCACCAAGATAAGCACCTCTTAGTGATTTGAACTCAGTCGGGTCGGGACTTGCAACGTAGAGAGTTGGTTTATATTTTACTTTCTTCTGGATACGTTTACCGTTGTTGTATCCACGGAAGTAAATATAGTTACCAGATCTCGTTACACTAGTATAGAAAGGTTTACTCATAGATAGGAGTATACGCTAAAACTAATTAAGAGACAAGCATTGAATCTGGAGTAATAATTCCACCGAACATTTTTTTGTGTTGGTTAACAAGACTGTTGTCTGGCTCCGTAACAAATACAACCATGTCCTTATTGATCATCAAAGGATCTTTGGTACTGAATGGACTGTACGGTACAAATTGCACGCTTTGATTTTGAGTAGGTACGACAACGACAGCATCTTGAAATTCAAAGAAGTGGTCCTTGTCTTCACAATCACAAAGTACATCTTCACCTGATAACATCCTAACGATTTTTACTGACATAATATATCCTTGATGAGGCCCCGAAGGGCCTCGGGTTAGATAAGCAGGTTAATTGAATACAAATATGTGAATCCGATTATTGCAGAAAGTAAATAGATTCCATACGTATTGAACCTGCGAAAGACTCGCGGTTTCATTTCTCCTCCGTTAGTAACTCTGTTCCGATTGGAATTAAACGGGGACGCTTTTCTTCTGGGACTTCTACTCTTAGATCAATAACGAGTAGGCCGTCAATGAAGTCAGCTCCATCAACGACAACGTGCTCAGATAGTCTAAAGGTGCGGGTGAACTTCTTTGCAGAAATTCCGCGATGGAGATACTCACGTTCACTATCTCCTTCCTTTCCTCCAGATACGACTAGTATCCCGTCTTTTACTTCTACGGTCAACTGTTCTTTGTTGTATCCGGCAAGAGCAAGCTCAATGGAAAAGTTTGTCTCATCTTTCTTGACAACGTTGTGAGGAGGATACAGCTTGTTTTCTGTCATGTTAGACAGACGCTCTATCTCTGACCATACGTGATCAAAACCAATGAAATGTGAACGTGGAAAAGAAAATGCTTTAGTTGCTACCATTTTGGTGCCTCCTTAATTAAAAGCAAGGTTGTTGTCTACTGACCGGACCATCCGCATCAGCACCTGTATTTATACAGGAAATCGCCGTCCTTGGCAACATTTATTAAACAAATTTACATTAAGGCAACTTTATTTCAAAGTGTGTACCAATTACTGTCATCTGCTTGTCATAACCTTCCATACCCTTACGTTCAATGAAAGGAGTTATCTTCCAGTTATCCTGTTTGTATGTAATACCAAACTGATCTCTAGCGTCAAACTTTGTACCTCCATCTCTGAATGCCCAACGTGGTTGTAGCTTGGCATAAAGATAAAAAGGACCATAGATGTGAGGAGTGTACTCAAGGATAAATCGATAACGCCAGTGATCTTCTTTCTTGTCGAACGAACGATACTCCATTCGATGTTCAAGAGTTAGGTCTTTGTATGAGAATAACTCATGTGTGAACTTAATACGGTTCTCACGAGTGTTTCTCAAGTCGGCATATCGATACATTACTTCGACAGGACCAACCTTGTTACCAACTTCAAAGTGCCAAGCACCTTCGCGATGTCGATAAGTATACTCCCAGTCGTTTTGCTTTGCCTTGTAGTTGTGTTCGGATGGTGCAGATAGTACCAGCATTGGAAAGAATGTAGCAACCAAAACAATAACGGTGAGGCTGATTACAAGACCTTGTTTCTCGTACCTTGAAAGTGCCATAGGTATACCCTCGAAGCATGGCGACATTGCCACGAGAGTATTTAAATAAAAGCGGTTTTAAAAATGAAGTAATTTGAAGAAGTTTATATTAAGTTTTTATTAAGATTGCCATTGTTGTTGCAACTGGCTGGCTTCTTCGATTGTAGAGCAAAGTTGAGAACGACTAACATTACCATCAATCTTTTCCACAACCACGTACTTCATGACAGTGTCAGTCGTCTCACTTAACCATTCGTTAATGATTACTTCTTTCGACCGATCGTGTACTTCGCTTCCAGTGTCCATTCGTCTTTGTCCTTGTGAGGGATAATCTTAATCTGAGACATGGGTGCTACTGGGTCGGCTGATTTGCTTTCGTCGACCAACTTAATTAGTCCCCAGTCATTCAATAAGTTTGCAATTGTGTTTCGTCTTGCTAGGTCACCTTGATCAAAGTTAGCTGGTTTGCCATCTAAAGCAAACAGTTCTTTGAAATGCACAATGTAGTACCTGCCCTGCTTATGCAGAACATGACATGATTGATACAAGGTCTTATCTTTACGAGATGCAATACCGATACGTGTGAGAGTTTCACGTACTTTTAGAAAGTCATCTTGTTCATTTAAAGTTACTTCAACCATCTGATCTACTGATACCGTCATTCAATCCACCCTTACGCTGACGCTCTATTATTTGAGTTATTTGGTCTTGGGTAAGTAAGCCTACAACCTGACGTGCTTTGTCCTGGCTGTATCCATAATAATTCATGACAGCTTCGACTTCTTCATCAGGTTGCGCTTTAAACCACTTGCTAAAACGCTTTTTCTTTCTTACGATATTTATAAGAAAATCGAATTGCATCTTGTTTTGTAAGTGGTGGTGACGGTTCATCTCGTTAGCAAGATATACTGTGTCGATAAAGAACGACAGTCCTCTATTAACGAGATAAGGTGGATATAACTTTTCAGCTAGTTCAGGGTTGTCGCTATCCTCGATTACGTTTTCTTTTGTATCGTTGATAGCGTTTAGATAGTCAAAAGGATTCATACCCAGTCGATTTCCATCATAAGCTCGGTCATACAAGCTACGTTGTTAATCTCATGGTCAGCTACAAACGCAGCTTTGTATTGGTAGTCAGCTAAAGTGACAACAAGCTGTGGAATACTTTGAGGTTTAACATACTGTGAAGCGTTGTCATACAGTTGTCGATATAGTTGAGCAGTATCCATATCCTTATGGTCAGCAATCCACTTACGCATATCGACAAACTTCTTGCTCTTTAGGATGCCAACAAGGTCTGCAATGTTACTACTGTGGTTAGCAAGTATACCGCTATCGATACTACCAGTAGCACTGTACCTTTGCAGTTCGTTGATTACACGCCTAAAATCCGGGAAGTATAAGGTAATAAGCTCAGCTAGGGTCTTCTGATCATAAGAGACGTTTTCATCGCTTAGAATCGCTTTGACACGCTTAAACAGCTGGCTAGCCATAGAGGCTTTGTCTTTACCGTTTATTTTAAACTCAATCACGCTGCATCGAGAGTGAAGAGGATCGATAATACGGTTCTTGAAGTTGCAGGTAAGAATGAACCCACAGTTCTTACTATACTCTTCCATAAAGTTACGGAGAGCTGGTTGAGTAGACTGTGGGTTCAGATAGTCAGCCTCATCGAGGATGACATACTTACGGTTACCTGTAAATGAGATGGTCGATGCAAAGTCCTTGATCTCTGTACGAAGAGTATCGATGTTACCATTCATCGATCCATTGATAACAATGTAGTCGACATTAAGCTGCTCGCACATAGCTCGAGCAATTGTAGTCTTACCTACACCAGGACCTCCAGACAGTAAGAGGTTAGGAATGCTATCTTGATCTACAAATTGCTGAAAGGTTTCCTTCAGCTCGTCTGGTAGAATTGTATCACCAATAGTCTTAGGTCGATACTTTTCGACCCATAAGAAATCTTTTGACATCACATACGCTCATAATAAAAAATTAGTTTTTGATCGAATAAAGTGCGACACCACATGCACCAAGAGTCAGCACCAAAAACCACAATGCTAATGCTCCCATAGCTCCCTCCTTACCCTTGTCCTCGATACTTTTTAAAGCCACGCTTAGCAGACTTATTCATAGAACTCATCTTAACTTTACCTCGGCCGATGCTGGTACGCTTACTGCCAAGATTACGATTAGTACTTACTCCTAGGATATTGTTTCCAACCTTCTTAGCCAACCCTATTGTCCTCCAAAGTAAGATGAACCTTCCATAGCAATCCAATATGTCAGAGATCCATCTGTTAATGTAAACTGCGCCAGTCTCTGTGTAGAGATGGTCACATTATATGTTCCAGCAATCAGTTTAAGGTTCTCTACTTTGAACACAACCTTGAACTGCTCGCTTGTCTTACCGACCTCGTAGGAAAACTGATGGGCAGTTGTGTTCTTAGTATTGGTAGCAAGTACCTTGATTGTTTCACCATCACCCTGAATGATAAGTTCTGGTAACCCCATTACCGATGCTGCTTGTAGCAAGTGCTTCAATACTTTATCACCAAGATCAAACTTAATTGGTTCATCCGGTAATGTTACTGTTTTGTCAGGTGGTATGGTAACCATTGACTTATCAGCATAGAAGTAGTGACTGCTCGCTTTGTTATCATCGCTAATAGAAACGTAGTACGTATCAAAGTCAAAGTCTGGTTCATCGAAAAGACTAACCACGCCTAAGAATTCACTAAGATCGTATATAGCAAACTCACGTGGAAACTCTTCTTGTACAGCAGCTTGTGCTAACACAGTCTTATTCTGTGATACAGTACGGATCACATTACCCTTCGATACACACAGCGTTGGGTTGATAGTAGAGAAGTTCTTCAGTACTTGAAAAGTACGTTGCGTTAATTTCATCGCTTAACCTTCTTAACCTTGTTAATATCAACAGTAGCTGATGCACCAATCTGAGCAAGGTGTATCAATGAGCCACCAAAGAAGAATGAGCCCATGTGAGACGTTTTCATCCACGGACACAACCAAACCTTAATGCCAGCCTTACGTGCCCACTGACAGAACATATAGTCTTCAGAAAGATAACGCTTGCTCTCTTCGTCGATAACAGTATCAAAGTAAGCCATAATCTCACGGCTGCCATCAAAGTCCTTAGTACGTACATGGTCTGGTAGATACTTCTGCTGTGGATATGCTTTGTCGAACTTCTCAAACGCCCTCTTCTGAATCATCATAAATCCAGTACCGCCCTCTAGTACCTCCACTGGTTCATCTAACTTAAACGTACCAGAACCAGCGGCAGGATTAAATACGAAGTCACCAACAAAGTTATCCAGCTCGTTTGGATTGTCGTCAGCATATCCTCGATCAACAGCATCCTTGATCTTCTCCCAAGCAATCGTCTTCTTAGGATAAGGAGCACACATAATATCGTAATCACTATCTTCACTCATAAGAGCAAGCATAGCGAGCACATCATTAAAGTCAAATCCAATGTCACTATCCAGGAAGATCATGTGAGTGCAATCTGATCGCATGAATGTATCGACACAATAGTTACGTGCACGTGTAATTAGCGACTCGTTAAACAAGTAGAAGAAGACCAACTCCACTCCATACTTTGCAGCTGCCTGCGCAAGGTCGGTTGACGACTTAGTGTAAGTACCAGCACACATACCACCATACATGGGCGTACATACCATTAACTTACGCTTGCGCAGCTCTTCAATACTAACTTCAACTTCCATTAACCTTCTCCATACTTTTGATCATGCTGCTTACCGACACCATAATCACCATCGTACTGGTTCAGCGCTTCAGCTTTAAATAACAGGAATTGTCCTACACGAGTACCACGTTTGATTCTAATCGGTCCATTGTTTACATGAAGGACACCTGCCATCACGCCTTCGTACCCGGAGTCATATAATCCAGATGTAATGAAGCATCCGTTACGATTGAGACTTGATCTAGTGATTACCCAACCAGCTTCATCATCACCAATAGAGACAATACCTTCCATGATAATCTCATAGCTACCTTGATCGAGTCTCCACCAGTCGTCGGTAGGATGTATCTCTCTTGACTCTCGATGAGTCTTTTCTTCTTCACTAATTACAAACACTTGACCATACGTCTGGAAGATTTTATCCACACGTAGGTCAATTGCATTAGGTTGTACTTGATCGCCGTCGAACTTACTTAGTGACGATTTCGAGTTTGGTGATGCTAGGTGAATCATCCTCAAATGTATCCTGTGTAAAGTACCATAACAAAACAATATAATGGATTGCTTTTAGCAAGTCCTTCTTATTGTGTCCCTCTTTCTTGCCATACCGCATTAAGTATTTGATAGCAGTATCCCGACACGTAGTGTCGACAGACCCTAGGGTCTGCCACACGTCAATAGTCTGAATATTGTTCTGCTCTCTACCCGCTAGCTCACCAACATAGTGGCCAGCATAGGTAGACTCGAGATACGTTAATGCTTCGGATAGAATTTTATCTTCATTAAATCTAAACTTCTCACTCATTTGCACAAAGCCTGTCAATATATGCCATATTATCAAGTGCTGTATTCACCAGGCTAGTATCATCTGTATGGAAGTTAAAGTCAACTTCTTTCTCAAACTTTCCATCAATAAGACCAGTAGGTGATCCATCAAACCGTATACCGTTAAGACCAGTCCACACAGCAGCACTGCTATCCCAAGTATCAATAGGGAAGTGCTTAACTAGATCAATCTCATTAGGTCCATCAACCATACCAAGCATATGAATTTTCTTCTTATTCATTACAACATTACCAAAGAAGCCCATACGCGTTAGCTTTGTCAGTACTTTCCATCGACTAACAAATCGTTGTAACTTATTGTCCTTCTCTACACCATAAGCATTGGGTACGCCAAGGATAGAAATACCAATATAGTCTACATGGTGAATCCTTGATGCCCACAAACAGGTCTCGAGGTAATCTCGGATGTTACCAATCTCTGATTGAGGTACAAAGAAAGTACCAAAGCCAGCTTCTCGCAATTGAGGTGCCATAAAGCAAGCCGCACTAATTGTACGCTGACCTGACTCACCAGGATAGTCAGACATTACAATGTAGTCCGCGTCAATCTTTTCACCCATCTCAATCAGCTTGTTAGATGGGTACATCTGACGACCTTGCTTGTACATCTCGAATGCACTGTTGTCCAGAATGTAAGTCAAGCCACGGTTGTTGTTCTTGAGATCAACGTAGAACTTAACATAGTCTGGATCATCTTCAACAAGATGAGCAAGCAATAGATGTGTCTTACGATCCTTGACTAGGTCAAGGTGTGGCGTTGGTGCGATGTGACAAAAGTCAATCATAATAACAAGTCGCTCCGTTTTCTCCGTCTTCGCTTACGGTAATGGTAAATCTACGCTTAGGATAGTTCAAATGGATATAGTCAGCAAGATCATCAGCCATCATCTCACAAGACCTATGGTTGAGCTGTAATGTACCATCAGCGTACAGTCCTTCCAGCTCTCTCTTAAACAAGATAAACTCAATATCCCTATCGTCATGAAACACCTCAATCTCAACCTTGAAGTGAAACATATGACGATGAGGATTTCTCAGGAACTCCACACCTTTAGGTGCATCAGGATAATGGTGGATACCTTCTTTCTGATAGGTAATCCAAATATACTTTTTCGCTTTAGTCATGATATGTCCGGATAGGTTCCAAAAGGAGTCTTGGATATTACATCAGGTAGGTCCAAAGGTCCACCTTTTTCTATCCACCTATTTGATATAATGTGAGTCATGAACTTATCGACAATTACCATACGCCATCCAAGACCTTTTTTCGAAACATGATCGTAGATACCGTCTGGTACATCAATAAGTAACTTTTGATTAATATGACGTTTGCTGAATATCCTGTGGAGTGTATCTTCGCCAAGGATATCTTTTATGTCATCCGACTGCATTGGCGACTGCGCCTTGCTGCAATTTAATGTTGTCATAGAACTCCTGCTTAATAGAAGCGCTATAGAACTGACCACGTAGTACACAAGTCTGAGTTAAAGATGAGTGAGCACACACACCTCGGTTTTCCATACAACCGTGAGTACCTTGAATGTATACGCCTACATCTTCACTACCTGTCGCGGCCATAATCTCTTCAGCAATGTTACGAGTAAGCTCTTCTTGTAAAGTACCACGACGAGCACACCACTGAGCAATACGAGCATACTTGGATAGGCCAATTACCTTAACACCAGGAATGATTCCAATGTATGCAGTGCCGCGTACTGGCTGGTGGTGATGTGAGCACATGGACTTTAACTCAGCTCGTACTACAAGCATGCCAGTGTAGCGGTCTTCGGAGTTATCGTTAGGGAATGCAGCTACACGAGGACGAGCATGATACCGTCCTTCCATGAGCTCGTTGATATACATCTTGGCTAGACGACGAGGAGTGTCCGCGCTGTTAGGATCTTCAGGATCAATCACCAAAGCCTGTAGTACATCCTCAAAGGCTAGCTCGGCCTCATCGATCAGATCCTCTAACTCATCCTCACCAATAAAGTCACTGATGTTATCACCAGCCCAATACCGCTTACCAGCTCTCTCTAACCGCTCACGAATCTTATCACTAAACTTCATCATATCTCCTATTCACCGTTCCCATGGGAACGAAATCCAATCGCTATTATCGCTGGTCATACCAACATAATCAACATCAGTAAACGAACTATGTGTCTTGTTAACCAACACAGCAGTCCACAGATAACCATTCCAGGTATTGTTGCTAACTACTTCGGTAAGGGTTTGACCCGAGTCGTTGATATCGTCGACGATCAACGTGTGCTTATCTGTAGTGATATTCTCGTTGACTTGACCGTCACGAGTCTGCCACATTAGTGGTACCAGAGGAACCTCTAGTAGGTGTGATAGGTGGACTCCAGGAATGAATCCACCACGTCCAAGAGCGACCACTTGCTGTGGCCATCCTTTCTCTTTTACTTGCTTAACAATGTTTTGAACCATAATATGATATTCGGTCCAGCACACCTTTTCAATGGCTGGAACCTCAACTTCAAAACTCATATAAGCTCTTCACCCCACTCACGATGACCTTCACGGAAAGCCATGTTGGATTGTGTCTCGCGTACCTCTACCCGGAAGCACCACAGTCGCTCTGCTTCAGATGGACCCCAGTAGTCTGGAATGTAGACGCCATTGACAAAACGGTACAGTTGATCAGCAAGTCCTTCACATCCTAACTTAGGTAAAATAGTTAGACGTGCCATCTTCTTCTCTTGCAGTAACTTGTATGTTTCCATTTCAGGATCATCTTCGGCTACAAGAAGTGTGTGATCAAATTGATCTTTAAGTATAGCCTTAAGCTCTTTTAAGCCACCGTAGTCTGCACACCAATTACGTGCATCTAGATCATTGGTACCGAAGTAGAACTTCATGTTGAATGAGTAACCATGAATTAGGTTACAGTGAGAATCTGCTCTCCATTGCCTATACGCTACTGGGAACTCATCGTGATACTCCTTAGTGGAGACAAACTTGTATGTAATTGGTTGCATGTTACGTTCCTATCACATTGCCAAAGATATGGCAGTGTGCTCTTGTTGAATAATTGTACCCCCTCCGCAAAGCCTCAACCGCAATCTTTGCTTCATGTGTTACACCTTCTTCTACTTCTAACACCAGTTCCTCTTTGCGAGCACCTGATGCCATAATCCAAACTGGAAATGATGCTCCAGCATCTCGGTAGCTTAGCGTATTAATCTTTACTTCTTGCCAAGACTCTTCACAGCCATTTACCACATACTTTAATTGACCGGTCCTGGAGAAGGCACAGTAGTCTCTTACTACGTCTGGCCGTATAGCTTTCTTTGGCTTCTCACCTGCTGTAGACCACAGCTTGGGTGATACAGACCAGAACCACTCACCACCTCTCAAATCATAGTACTCGAGAAACTCTTTCATATCTGGTTCTAGTGGCTTAGTACCATTAGTCTCAACAGTTACAAACATAGGGAAGTTACCACGTCTTTCAAACTCCCTCATGATATCAACCATTGCTGCTTGACTATTCTTTAGCATTGGCTCACCGCCAGTAAACGCCATGTGCACGTGCTGGCCAGTCTCTGGGTTAAGAAACTTACCGCGTGGTAATAACGCTTCCAGTTCATCACAAATATCAGATGCACTCTTGTCATGCATCAGGTGACGATAACGCTTAGCCCAGGTGTAGGAACTATCGCACCCCTTATCAAACACTGGTAAGTCTTCTACTTGAGTAATGTCAGTTAGGTCCAACTTCTCATATGGCAGCTCCCAACTATCTGGATCAGTTGGATCATCTTGGCCAAAACCATTGCACTGTAGGTTGCATAGAAAGAACCTAATCCACAATGTGGATCGACCGGTATAATTTCCTTCACCTTGTGGTGAAAAGAACGTCTCACTATACTTGTATGTTTCCATCACAGTTCCTCATATATGCCAAGCAGCTCCGCAACTAGAAATAAGAATGCAAAGACTGTAATACTTTGGAACGCAATGCCAAGTAAGCACCCCAATAATCTTACGGTGCTTTTAACCATACTAATAGCAAAATGCTTGTTACTCGGATCCTTGCCTTCTGGCATCATTATCTCCTTATGAACACGAGACCATTTTCACGCATGAACTTTTTAGTCATCGTGCTAGCTTCCCTTAATTCGTTGGTCAGATCAACATTAAAGTCGAAGCCAAATTGATCAAACTTATTGACCCAGTATTCCATGTATTGCTCATTGACATGATGACGACCACCATCACCAGGCTCAGCATGTGTGCAGATTACGTACTTGCAACGCCGTACGTCTTCCATCCAGTTGCCCATGTACTTCTCATCAACGTGTTCAAGAAACTCGACTGTCCAGCAGAGGTCGAACTCACGATCGTCTAAAGGTGCAGGACCTTCCGTATAGTCATGTAGCATAAACGGGACATCTGGTCGTTCAAAGTTATATTCACCATGCAATGTACCTGGATCACCATCAATACCTAAAGCATCTAGTTGGTGAATATCAATAGCATCCTTAACGACACAAGCACGGCCGCATCCAATATCCAACATGGACTTGATGCCCCATTTTTTTATTGCAAACCTAAGAGCACCTCTATCATTGTGACATCGACGCTCACCACCACCTAAATGTTCTGGTAGCTTATCCATACTGTTTTAACCTCTCTAGGTTCTTTTGTCTTAATTTATCTAACTTCTTTTTATGAGCTTTAGCCCTGTCCAGCTTGAGTTTACTTACACGAGCTGTGAAGTTTGTACCCATCATATGATCCATCTCATGCTGTATGACACGAGCTGGTAATCCATCGTACATATAGGTGTCTACTCGTCCTGTATTATCAGCATATCTCATGCGGATAATAGATGGCCTTTCAACGATTAAAAAGATTCCAGGGTATGAGAGACACCCTTCCTCTACTGGAATTATTTGATCGCTTTGAAATACTATTTTTGGATTGAACGCTGTAACGATATTATCTGGATCATTGGGGTCACCAGCAACAAACACTTGGTAAGGTATCCCCACTTGATTGGCAGACAGACCAACACCTCTAAACTTTATCATTGCCTCTTTTAGGTCATCGGCAAGTTGTTTAGGGTCCATTGGTGGATTGTTGAAGTCAAAGCGCTTGGGTGCAGTGTTAAGAATTGGATCACTGGACTTGACTAAATTCACGCTACCATCCTACTAAAGTTCTTTACTTTCTCAAACTTAATTACACTATGGAACTTATCGTAAAGTTGATCACCTTTATGTGATATAATGAATATGTTTGCATCATCTACTAGGGTGTTAAGTATCTTAATAAACTCTTCTGTACCAGTAGAGTCTAATGAGCTGTCGAATACCTCATCCATGATAAGAAGATTGGTACTGACGCTATTGCGTAGCTTTGCAATAGCTCGCCAAGTAAACAAAAGCGCGAGATCAATTCGCATTTTTTCTCCTTCAGAGAAGGAAGCGTAAC